CCGGGGGTGAGCTTGATCGTGCAGGTGGTTTCGGTGTTGGCACCGGCCACCCAGGCGATCGCGCCGCCGGTCACGTCGCCACTCGCGGGCGTGGCCGCGCTGTCGTCGAACGCGCCGGCGCTGACGTCGAACACCAGCTTCTCGCCTTGGGCGAAGACGGCGGCCGACACCTTCGGCACGCCGCTGAACACGCCTTCGAGCGCCACGCTGCCGACCGCACCGATGCCGATCGCACCCAGCGCCACGCCGAGGTTGGAACCCACCTTCACCACCTGGTCGACGGCCACGGCCACACCCGTCGTGTTGGTCCACGGGATCACCTTGCCCTCGGTGACGAATTTGTTGGACATGTTGCTTCTCCTTCAGATCGGGGATGCCCGGCGAGCAATTCGCCGGGCGGGGGTTGGGATCAGACGCCGGCGTTGCGCGTCGCGCCGCGGTAGCCGATGCCGGCCGTGCCGTAGCGATGGGTCGCCTTCCAGGAGAGGCCGTCGGTGCGGAAGTTGGTCTCCTGCTCCAGGCGCGGCTCGCGCACGCCGTCCAGGAAGGCCACCTCGATCACCGGCTCGATGTTCGGGTCGGCGAACGAGTACCAGGCGGTGCCCGACAGGCGCGGGCTGTCGACCACGTCGCGATACATGCCGCGGCTGATGTTCGGCTTGCGCTGGTTCTTCTGGGAGTCGTCGTCGTACTCGGCGGCGTTCACCGCGCGGGCCGAGCCGCCCAGGTTCAGCGGGCCGAGCCAGATCGCCGGGGTGATGTCCAGGAAGTCGTTGCCGCCCGGGTCCTTCTGGCTGCCCATCTGCTGGCGCGACGCGTCGAAGGAGGCGACCGAGGGCACCGCGGCGACGGCGGCGATGTTGCCGTGGTCGGCGTGGAACAGGGTCAGGCCGTCGTTCATCACGGGGCCGAGGCCGGCGTTGAGCGCCAGCAGCGCGTAGACGTCCTTCTCGATGGTGCGGCCCGCCGCCTGGCCCAGCGCGCTGGCGATGCGCTGCAGGCCACCGAGGTCGTCGTTGACGATCACTTCCGGCGTGAGCTGCAGGATGCGGCCCTTGCGCTTGCCCTGTATCGTTTCCTTCGAGGCATCGCCGAGCACGCCGTTCTCGTACTCGCCGTGCTCGTTCACTTCCTTGAGATCGGAGAACGAGGACAGGTGGTAGCGGTTGTGCGGACGGTAGTCGCTCAGCGTACCGACCGCGCAGAAGCGGCTCCAGGTGAAGGCCTGCAGGTTGTAGCCGCCGATGAGCATGCGATTGAGCACGCTCTCCATCAGCACGGGGAAGTCGCTGGTGCCCTGCATCGCCAGCACGCGCTGGGCGATTTCGTCGCGGCTCAGGCTGCGCGTGTTGATGCCGGCGCGGATGAGCGATTGCTCGGCGATGGCCAGCAGGGTGGCGCGGGCGTGCGGGTTGTCGCGCCGCGCGGCCTCGGCCGCATCGCCCGTGAGGACGCCGGCGCGGGCCAGCATCGCGTCGACGATGCGGCTGCGCTCGACGTCACGCTCATCGGAGACCACCTCGACGCGGTAGCCACCGTTCAGTGGCTGACCGCCGGCGCCGACATGCGCCAGCAGGCGCGTCTGCGCCGCCTCGATCGTCATGCGCGGGTCCGCCAGGCAGTCGGACTCGAGCGCGGCGACGCCGGTGACGTGCCGGAACGTGGCGAACACGCCTCGCAGCTGCTCGTTGCGCGTGGCGAGCGCGGCGATCGGATCCGGGGCAGCCGGAGCCGGGGTGGGCACCGGCGCGGGGGCCGCTGCCGGGGCGGGGCTCGGGGTCGGGGCCGGCGCGGGGGCCGGGACGGCGGCTGCGGCGGCGGTGGGAGCGCCCGCGTTGGCCGTGATCAGGGTCTGGAGTTTTTCACGCATGGCAGGATCCTCGATATGGGCCACAACGGCCCGCTGGGCAGCCTCGGGGAGGGAGGCGAAAACCGACGGCCGGGCGGCCGCCTGGATGTGGTGGCGCAGGCCGGACTCGAACGAGACCGGCGCGGCGCTGATGGCGCTGATGTAACTGAGCAGGGCGGCTGCCGCGTTGGCGTCGCTGGACTCTTCCTCGACGGCGTCCTCGAGCACGCTGTCGGCCAAGCCGTATTCGACTGCCTGCGCGGCGGTGAACCAGGTGTCTTTCGGGCTGCGAAGGATCCCGTCGATCTGGTCGCGCTTGGCCGGCACGCGGCGGGCATAGCTTTCGAGCATGGCCGAGGCGTAAGTGTCCAGGACGTCCGCGAACTCGCGATGGGCGGCAGCGTTGCCCCACTCACCACCGGACGGCGCGTGGATCATCATCAACGTGTTGGCGGCCATGACGATCTCGTCGCCAGCCATCGCGATCAGGCTGGCGATGCTGGCAGCGATGCCGTCGATCGTGACCACCTTCCGGGCGCCGTGGCGGCGCAGCGCGTTGTAGATGGCGATGCCGTCGGTGACCGCGCCGCCGTCGCTGTTGATGCGTACGTTGATGGTCGACGCCGTGATCGCGCCGAGCTGCTCGACGATCGACTCCGCGGTGACGCCTTCGTACCAGCCGCCGATGAAGCCGTAGATCAGCAGCTCGGCCTCACCGTTGGCCAGCGTGTTGAACGCGACGATGCCCGGGCGCTCGGGCGCCGCCGGCGCGGTGGCGGCGGCGGCGAGGATGGCGAGGGTCAGGATGCTTTTCTTCATGCGTCGGTTTCCGTGAGGTCTTCGGGGAGGGCTGCGCCTGCAGGGCGGGGCGCGGCAGCCGGGATGCCCCAGCGCTGGCGGTCGCGCTGCCACTGGGCCTGCTGATCGAGCACGTCGCGCGGGTTCGCGCCGCGGCGGCGGATGATTTCCGGTCCGGACATGTAGGTGTGCTCTTCCATCAGCGCCATGGCCTCGGCCTCCTTCTTGGGGTCGATCCAGGGCATGACGGGCGGCAGGTAGATCGCGTCGGTGAGCGTCGACATCGGCGTGCCAGGACGGAGTTTCACGCGCCCCGACATGACCGCAGCCATGACGAAGCGCTCGACCTGGGGCCGGGTTTTCTTCGAGATGTACTCGTAGGCGAGCACGCCGTAGGCGCCGTACTGCTCGACCAGCTCCTGGCGCTGCGCGCTGTAGGTGCCGTTGTAGTTCTTGGCCAGCGAGGAGAACGAAACCCGCATGCCGCCGGAAGTGGCGCGCAGCTGGCCGTCGCGCCACGTGGTGAGGTTCGCGTTGGGCCGGTTCGTGTCCACGGTCCCGACGCTTTCGCCGGGCCGCAGGTTGTCCCACACCATGCCGGGCTGGAAACGCATCTGCCGCTCCGGCAGAGCGGTGCCGTCGGCACCCACCATCGATGCCGCGTCGAAGGTGCTCGGGTCGCCCTTGATGATGAAGGCGGCCATACACGCTGCGATCTTGGCAGCGACGCGCTCGGACTCTTCATAGTCCTTGAGGTCCTCGAGCCGGGTGAGGACCGAGGCCAGCAGGCTGATGCCGCGGCGCTGCCCGATGCGATCCACGATCTTGGCGTGGCAGATCAAGTCCGCCAACACCCGCTTGCGCTCGAGCTGCACCACTCCGGGATCCCCGGGATGCTGCTTGTACAGGTGGTAGGCGACGGGCCGCCCCCACGCATTGCACTCCACGCCCTGGACGATGTTGCGATCCCGGTCGTTGAAGTCCAGCGGCAGCAGGTCGGGCTCGATCATCTCGATCGAGTACGGCACGAGGCTGCCGTGGTCCAGGTACGGCACAGCGCCGATCAGGTCCTGGCTGAGAGACTCGCCATCCCGGAACAGCGTGAGCGCATCGAGCCGCTGCATGCTGGCGTAGTCGTGTTGCCAGGTGACCTCAGGCCGACGGCGCCAGTCGTGCCAGAGCGGGATCAGCTGATCCACGATCTCCTCATCGATGTCGCCTTTCGCGTCCCGGGGCTGGAACTCGACACCGATGCCGGTCGGGCCAATGGTGTTCTGTACCAGGACGTTCAGGCCGTTCACCACGATGTCGTGGTTGCGACCGAGATGGCGCGCCTGCACGCGAACGTTGTACGCACTGTTGCCGACCGCGGTGTTGCCCGAACCATGGTCACGGGCGGGATCCCGCAGACGGCTTCGATTGGCGGCGTCGTAGGCGTTGTTGTAGCCCAGGACGCGCAGGCGGGCGCCGGCACGCTTGGCGGCCCACTGGGGGGCGATTGCCAAGATGGCGCGATCGAGCGGATTCATCGATCGCACCGGAAGCTGGCCAGCGCGATGCCGGGGTTGCCGCCGGCAGCCACCGCGCTCTCCGCAGAGGCCCGGGCTTCCCACTCCCGGCGCCCGGCCCGGATCTCCACCAGGTCAGCACGGGTCAGGATGCGCTCGCCGAACCGGAAGGACTGCCCGTTCAGCACCGCCAGTTCGGCAGCGATGTACGCGTCTCTCATTTCCGTGGCTTGGCTCATTGAGAGCCATGATCAGGATCGAGTGCGTCCCAGTCTCGGGGAAGTGGGACGCACCCTGGGCCACTACGTCGTCGGAGCGTCTTCGCCCAGGATCCGGTAGTACGTTTTGCGGCTAATTCGATACCGCTTGCAGATCGCACGAATGGATGCTCCGGAGGCTGCCGCCTTCTGGATATCCGCAACGGGGTAAGTGGGCGGCGTCAGCGTCGCGGGAATGTAGAGATCCTGCGAGGGATATTCATTCGTCAGGTACTCGACCACTGCTTTCACCACCCCGTGTATGTCTCCCGTCTTGCAGCGAAGTCGCATTGCCGCGCCGACGGCGAGCTCATCGACCAATTCATCTACCTTGGCGCGCCGCGTGTGGCGAGTCACAGGCGCTGGCTCCAACCAGACGATCCGAAACCACCCGCATCCTGCCCGGCCGAAGGCGCGGTAGCGGATGTTCCACGGGAACCATCGCGCGGCGGGACCGGCGGCGCGCCAGGCACCGGCGGCACCGTTCCGGCCGCGACGCGGGCTGCCCGCGCATCCCAATCGGCCTTCGTATGGCGCTGCAAACGAAGTTCAGGGTGATGGGTCGCCGCGTAGGCGTACACCCAGGTGTCGAGGGGCTCGTTGCGCGGGCCGCCGCGCCGCTTCTCGAACCGGTTCTTGGTCGGGTTGTAGGTTTCGCTCACCAGGCCGCCGAAGTACTCCGGCGGGAGCTCGTCGCTGAAGCGCACCAGGCGCGCGTCCGTGGCCTTGTCCGCGTCGGAGCTTAGTCGCCCGTAGAGCAGGTGCTTGATGCCCACGGTGCCCACGTGGTGGATGGTGATGCCGCGCTTGTCCGACAGGCCCCGCCAGTTGATGTCCTGCAGCTTGCCCTTGCTGAGCACCGGGGCGTTGTTGGGCACGGCGCCGAAGCCCACCATGTGCCGGCGCAGCAGCTTGCGCCTGGCAAACGCCTTGACCGCCTCCGTGCGGTGGCCAGCGGCGTCCTGCAGCGAGGCCTCGACGCGAAGGGCGCCGCCCAGGCTGTGCTCGATCGGCCGGGACAGCAGTTCGGTGAGGGCCAGCCAGACCGCGTCGTCGTTGGGATCGCCGGGCAGTTCCACGTAGTCGATCGGCCAGCACGTCAGCCCCCTGCCCCACCCGACGATCTGAACCGCGAGGCGGTTGTCTTGGGTGTCGATACCCGCGGTCACCGCGAGCACCCAGGCGGGCAGCGGCCGCAGCGGCATCGGTTCGACGCGGTCGGCGATGACGTTGTGCTTCACCGCACGCATGGCCGGGTCTTCCCACGCCTCGGCCAGGCGGTCATTGACGAACGTCTTGAGCTTGGCCGGATCGTTCTGGGCGCGGATCCATTCCTTCACCAGGTCCAGCCACCGCGGTCCCCGGCCGATCTTGTAGTACAGGCCGTTCGCGGCGTAACCGCGAATGGCCGCGCCGGGGTTCTCTGCGACCCAGCTGCCCTGGTCGATCAGGCCATCCTTCTGGTGCTCCTCGATCACCGAGCCGCACTCGCGGCAGGCGTACCAGCAGGCGCTGGCATCCGGCGTCCACTGCAGCCCGCCCCATTCCAGGGGCTGGGCGTGGCCGCACTCCGGGCACGGCACGTACCAGCGGCGCTGGTCGCTCTCGGCGTACAGCGCGTCGATGCGGCACACGCCGCGGATCTCCGGCGTGCCCACCTTCAGGCGCTTGTACGTCGCCGGGAACGCACTGCTGCGGCCATCGAGCATCTGGTCCGGGTCGTCGCCGCTGCTGCAGGCGCTGGCGAAGCTGGAGAACTCATCCACGATCAGCGTGCGCACCGAGGTGGACTTCAACCGCGCCGGCGCGCCGGCGTGCTCCAGGTAGAGCTGGCCGCCCTCGAATTCCTTGAACGTGCGCCGGTTCGCTGCGTCGCGACTGGCGATGCTGGTCAGCATGCGCCGCACCGCGGGCGTTTCCTCCAGCAGCGGGTTGAGCTTCTGGTCGATCCACTTGTCCAGGCTCACCTGGCCCGGCAGGCAGACCATCACCGGACCGCCGACCTCGCACATGGTGTAGCCGAGCACGTTGCTCTCGAGTTCGGACTTGCCGAACTGGATGGGGAACCGGCACACGACGTCGCGTACCGGGCTGCGGGCGCTGAAGCAGTCCATCGGCTCGACCAGCAGCGGGCTGCGTTCGTTGCGCCAACGGCCCGGCTCGCTGCTTTGCTTCGCGCCCACGATGCGGTTGGCAGCCGCCCACTCGCTGACGCGCATCGGCTTGCGCGGCGCCACGGCGCGACTGATGGCGCTGGCGATGCGGGCGAGCGCGCTCAAGCCGCCTCCTCCCGCCGTCCCAGGGCCGCGAACTGGCGTGACAGCTCCTCGAGCGCATGCTCGAACGCTTCGCTCAGCAGGACCCGGATGCGCCCCTCGTCGGTCATCGCCGACAGCTCGGGCGCCAGGGTGTTGGGCAGGTTCTCCAGGCTGCCCCGGAAGGAGGCCACGGCCCCGCGGACGGCGTGCTCCACTTCCGCGGCCTCGAGAAGCTCGCCCATGCTCTTGCGGTAGTCCCGATCGGCGGCCAGGGCATCGGTCTCCGCCTTGTCGGCCATGGCCTTCGAGCGGCGGCGGGCATGGCTCTGCTCGATCGGATCCGCGCTGACGGCGCCAGGCTCGCCGCCAGCGTCGCCCTCCGCTTCTCCGGGTGGGGCAATGGGCGCCCCGTCGGCGCTGTCGCCCCTGGCGGCCGCGTGGCGCGCCACGACACCGGCCTTGCCGGGATCGGCGGTGGAGCGCACCAGGGCGAGGGACTCGGCCACGCGCACGCGCTTGCCGTCCGCACTCAGCACCAGCCGGCCCTCGGCCTTGAGCTGGGTGACGTAGGAGGGCGATCGTTCGCCCAGAATCCGAGCGAAGGCCTTGAAGCTGACCTCGCCCTCTTCGCGAGCTGCCATCAGGGATTGCCCCCTCTTCCAACCCTTTCGGGAACGAAGGGAGGGAACCCCGCGCCCGCGCGCGTGCGCGCCGCCTGTGCGGGGTCACGTGGACCCCGCACAGGACCCCGCACGGCGGAGACGTAGGCCCGGCGCGGCCTGTGCGGGGCGTGCGGGGTGTGCGGGGCCGCGTACGTGCGCGATTCGTTCGACAAGACTAAGGCGCAGGCCGACGGGGCGAGACGTGCGCACACGTAAGGGCGGACCCCGCACACCCCGCACAAGCCAATAGCGGCGCGGGTTTCAGCCCCGCACAGCACCCCGCACAGACCCCGCACGCCCCGCACAAGCGCCCGCATCACTTGGCCTCCCGGTAGTTGGTCAGCTGCTCGTGAAAGCGGGAGTGGCAGGCACCGAGCCAGATGACCTCGGGTTCGCCCTCGGGAGGCGCGCTCTCGCCCAGCAGGAGGAAGCTGTGCGGCCCCAGCACCTTGCTGCCAGGCTGATAGCGTTTCCGGGCCTGCAGGACGTCCCGCTGCCGTTTGAGCGCCACCACGAACTTGGATTCCGGTGCCGGCCGGTAGCCATGCCGGCTGCACCAGACGCGGTAGGCCTCGTACCAATCCGAAGCCGTCGCCGGCATCGGCGCCAGATCCCGAATGTCGCCGGTGACCAGGGCGTCGTGGAACCGGATGGGGCTGTCCAACCCGAGGCTGACCAGTTGGTCCTTGGCCTCGGTCTCCGGCGGCGGCGTGCCTGGCCCGAAGTCTCCAAGGTCGAGGTGCAGCAGGTAGTCATGCAGCGCCGCGGCGCCGCCGGCGCGGATCTCGGCCAGCAGCTGCTGGTAGTACTCCGCCGATCGCTTGTCGGGCGTCCAGATCACGCAGTGGCGGCGGTCGTCCTCTTCGAGCACGACCGGCATGGCCTCGTTCGAGAGGAACACCAGATTGACGTGGTTGCGCTCCCAGTGCGCCTTCATGTTCTTGGGGTTGATCCGGATGCGATCGCCGGTGATCAGACCCTTGAGCTGGTTCTTGAGGTGGTACACGTCCGATCGCGCCACGACTTCGTCGGCGAGCATGAAGAGCTTGCGCGAGGCCCAGTCGTTGAACTTGTCCTCGATCGCGGACTGGTCGAGCACGTCTCCATACTCGCCGTAGATCGCGGCGACGGTCTCGAAGAACAGGTTCTTGCCCGTGCCCTGCGGCCCGTGCACCACGACCGTGGATTTCATCTTGGCGCCGGGGTGCTGGATCGGATAGGCGATCCAGCACAGCACCCAGCGGTAGAGCGCTTCCTTGTTGCGGTCCAGGCTGCACATGAAGCGCAGCAGGTCCAGCAGGCGCTCGCAGTTGCCGGCCTTGGGCTTCGTCGGCCAGCCGCCGAACAGGTTGCACGTGATCTCCGGATCCTGCTCGGTGGGATCGAACCCGACCTCGCGAATGTTGACGATCTCGCGCGCCGGCGACTCTTGCCAGGCGCGGTGGATGTACTTATTTACGCACGCATCGCGCATGTCGCTCACCGTGACGATCACGTGCGCCACGCGATCGAACACCGTCGACCCATGGGCGTAGATCAGCGGGAAGCGCTCGAGCAGTTCGTTCACGGTCTGGAACGGAACCAGCTTGCCGCCCCCGTCCCCGTTGGTGGGGGTGTTCGGCGCGCTGGAGGGCACCCGCCAGTCCAGTTCGGCGAGGCGGTTCTCGATCTGGGCGCGTACCAGGTGGAGGCCGGACGCGAGGTGCAGGTCGTTGAAGTCGGTGGCCTTGATGCCGCGGTCCAGAAACTCGCGCCGGCGGCCGCTCTCGTCGGGGAAGGCTGGCGCCAGCCACGCGCCACCGACCTCGACCGCCGCCGCGCTTGCCGCGGCGACGCCGGCGTTGGCACCCTGGTGCGCTGACCCGCACGCCGGGCACGTCACCGGGTGCTCGGCCAGCACCAGGCGCGCCTTGCAGACGTGGCACTTCTGCAGGACATCGTCGTCGGCCAGGATCAGGATGCGCACGCCGCGGTAGCGCTTGCGTAGCGCGGCGGCAACCACCGGGATGTTGCCGGCGTCGAAGGCCACCGCCACCGGGTAGCCGGTGGCCATGTGGGCGCTGGCCGCCGTCGCGTAGCCCTCGGCGACCAGGACAATCCACTGCGGCGCGCCGATCAGGTGGAACTTTCCCTGCTTGGCCAAGCCGGCCGGCCAGTACTCCTTGGCGGGACGCTTCGCGGTCTCCGCCTGCTTGGCGGATCGCAGGAACTGGAGCCCATGCACCTGGCCGTGCGCGTCGAGCAGCGGCACGACCGCGGATCCGCCGGCGGTGTACCGCACGCCGAAGCCCTGCACGTGCTTGTTGGCCAGGTAGTCGGACTCGCCCGCCTCGCTCAGCTTTGTCCAGGCGGCGGCGGCGCGCTGCCCTGCCCGCTCGGCCTGCTCGCGACGCTCGCGCTCGACGCGCTTGCGGTCTTCCGTCAGGCGGCGCCGCAGCGACTCACGCTGCTCGACGCTGAATTCGCTGTCCCGCTTACGCAGGTCGACCTTCGTGAGGCCGTTGTCGTTGCCCCG